GTATCCTCAATCTCATGTTCATCATCACTCATATGAACATCTGTTCCTATATCGGCTTCGTAAACATATTGATTCCAGACCATTTTATTCTTTGTTCAATCCAGTGAGGCTAATAGTAGTAGTTTCGTTTGTTTCTAATGTATCGAGGATTGCCTTTAAGGCAGTTTCTGCTGCTTCTTCGTTACCAAAATATTGTGTAAGTCCACTTTTTACAGAAGCTTTATTCAAGCTCGCGGTCTTTTTACTTTTTTTCACAGAGATTTTACCTTTCTTGAGATTAATAACCTCGAGTCCAGAATCTACCATGTGTTTTTTTACTTCCGACTTAAGTGCTTTTTCTGCTTGTACAAGGACTTTCATATCAGCCCGGGCATCTTTAATTTGCTTGGTAAGCTCAACCAATTTAGAGACACTGTTAGTAAGTTCTTCTGACATATAACTAGTTATAATGTTTATGCTTTAAATAAGTTTTTACATGAGGGGGCGCTGCATGAGATCGGGGACTATAGTAGAATTGTTCCAAACGAAAGGGTCTTTGGGATTAGGGGGTTCGGCGCGGATTTGCTGGTTGGCGTTACGGAGGGCACCACCCATTGTCTCGGGAACTCCAATCTGATTGCGGGGTTCGAGGAAGTTCTGACCGGAGAGGACATCTTCGGGGGCAAACTGACCAAAGTCCTCCTGGGAAGCGACTTCACGGGGGAGGAGAGAAGAGGCGAGGCCCGTGCCGGCCTCCATTTTACAGCCACCCTCGGGGGTCATGACGGGGGCACCAGAGGGTCCAACCGGTGCGGCACCACTGGGAGCGTACATGGCCTCTTCAACACTGTAGGTGGAAGTACGACCGCAGGTCGCGATCATATAAACAACCGCGAGAATAGCGATAATCATAATAGCCTGACGCATGTCAATTTTTTTGAGGAGCTTAAACATCTTTATATAGTGTGTACACTTTTTTTTTAGGCCTCAACGAACATACAATCTTCTGGATATGATTCATCAAAAGTTGGTTCCTCGGGCTCGGGTTCGGGGGCCAACTTTACCTGCACAAGATTCCATGAGGGGCCAAATGCCTTCTTGGCAAACCACAGACCCACAAACTCGACGATTACAGAACATTCAGTGTCTGATGTAAGGGTCTCGATACCCACGGGTTCATTTTTCGAGTTGTAAACCCTAGTTTGTCCAATCCTTTCAGCACTGATTGAAGATTCATTTGTGTATGCAGATCGGAGTGTCTTCTCAGAGAGCTTACGACCACCAAACCACGCTTCACTATTATCGATGGCCTGTTGAATATTCTCCATGTGAATGCTATCAATCTTAGAAGTATCCGAAAGTTCTAGAACCACATCATCTTCGGTATCAACAATTTTAACATTATCTAAACGAATAAGGTTTCTCTTCTTCTCGTCATTAAATACACGGACAGTGTACATACCATTCTCACCCTGAGTAATTTTATCGTAAATCATTATACACTATGATCGTATTTATTCTTTAAACCTATAAAAGGTATCATAGCAGCTTTATTTAAAAGGGGTTTAGGAACCCAAGCATTTCTATCTTTCCTGAAGCCATACAATGTTTCTTCTAATTTAAAGTTTGTGGGTAGGGGTCGTGCCGTGTTTGGTCTAAACATATATTCATTTTTCACATATGAATTATTTGTCACGGGTTTCCATTTTAGGGAATCTGTGTTAAAAAACTTATTTCCATTTGTTCTGGAAAACCCAACCACATTTGTATTTTTAACAACTGGATTTAAACCATGTACTATCTGCCTTGACAACTTTTCTGCGGAAGGCACTGTTGTATATTTTTCATATTTTCTGGGATTTACTCTGAGGGCCTTTGACATATCAATATTTTTATGTCTCTTCGGTGTAGTCGGTGTAGCCCCTAATCTTCGCCTCACCTTTTTCATGACTGTTTCTATGGAATCATCGTTTTTGATGGTTTTCGTAAAAAGTTTTGAAAGTTTAATCAACCTCTGTCTATCTTTCTCCTTTTTTTCCGGTCTGAGATTTAATTTATGCATCAAATAAATATCCCTGATTAGAAACTCTTTACTGGCTACGAATACCCTATTATCGTTTACCATCTGATTCGAATTAAGTTTCCTGTAGGTAACACCCATACGCTTATCGCTTGCAACTTCATATCCAAACTCCTTAGGGCGCATAAATGGAATATCCAATATACCACCTAAAGTATGTGAAATTATTCTACCATTCTCAGGTGAAAAATATCTAATATTCAAATCGAGTGCGAACAATTCGACATCTATAAAAATATCTTGTTTACCAGGTTTGTTATCGTTTCGCGTTTTCTTTTTCTTTATGAGTGTGTACCTCCTCGTGACATAGGGGCCCTTATTTTTGAAACCCATACCCACAAACTTAAATATTTTTTGTACCCTCCTTGATTGTAATCGGTTTTTAATTTTTCTTTCTAATTTTTTAGCAATTTGACCCAATTTGTCCCACAAAATTAATTTAACTCCCTGTAACTTTCCAAAATATTTTTCATTCATTTCCATGTGGGGTACAAACTTTGCATCTATATCACTGGTCACTAACCTCTCCTTGAACTGCATGTACATATTAAATGCCTCGCCCCCACTTATGATTAAACTTCCCATGTCCTTTGTAAGTTCTGTGAGTTCGCCAATTGTTTGTATGATTATGTCACGTATGTTATCAGTCACAAGTACATACATGAGTTTCTCGAATGATTTATCATTGTGTTTTTCTGCCACCTTATCCCTGAACTTTTTCAAATTATTATTCGTGTAATATTTTTTGAGTTTTGGGTCGTCAAAAAACAAGTGTTTATTTATAAACCTATTTATTATAGGTTTTGAATACAAGTTCTCATCCATTATATTATATGGACATTATTATATAACTTAAAGAAGAGCCAACTAGTATATACATAAAATGTCTACTGATACCATTACCACCGAGCTTTCCGCTATTCGCAACGACATCAAGGCCCTCGCCAAGATTGTCCGTAAGATTAAGGCCCAACTCGACGATCCCAATGGAGAGAAGGCCGCTGCACGCGTCAAGAATAACGGTTTCAGCCGCCCCCAAGATGTTACCCCCGAACTTCGTAAGTTCCTGGGTCTCAAGGCGGATGAGCAGACCTGTCGCAGTGATGTAACGAAAGCTATTAACAAGTACGTCAATGAGAAGGGTCTTAAGCACCCTGACAACGGTAGGGTTCTCGTCCTAGACAAGACGTTGAAGGACCTACTTAAGCCCCCCGCTGGAACTGAAGTTACTTTCCTGAATCTTCAAAAGTTTCTCAGCCCTCATTACATTAAGAAGGAGGCTTAAAAAAATAAAATACATATACATATAAATGAACATCGATAAGGCTACGATAGATACCCTTATTGGTACAAAGACATCAAACTTGGCTTTGTACCAAAAAGCTTTTACACATAAATCTGCGTTGAAGGAAAATGACAAATTAGAGGGATCGTTTGAAACCTTAGAGTTTATAGGAGACTCAGTACTAGGATTTGTAATAACTAAGTTTTTATATGATAAATATGAAGAGAGACAAGAGGGTTTTCTTACGAAAGCGCGAACAAAATTAGTGAGAGGTGAAACATTAGCTGATATAGCTATGAAACTAGGTCTGTATAAATGGGTTTTGATGGACGAAAAGGGTATGCGTAATGAATGGAATAAAAACCCAAAAATATTAGAAGACGTATTTGAAGCCCTTATAGGTGCCATATACAGCGACTTAGGTCTTTTACATGCTAAACAGTTTGTTTTGCGTATCTATAATGATCCAAATATGGTAAATCTAGAATCCATAATGATAGATGATAACTATAAGGATCACTTAATGAGATATTGTCAAACTAATAATCTCAGTCTTCCCGTGTACAATATAATGTCCCAAGTGAATGGTATGTTTATCATAAACGTATTTGTAGATGGAGTTTGTTTGGGGCGCGGATGGGCAAAAACAAAAAAACAAGCTGAGCAAAATGCGGCAAAATGTTTTTTCTATCCCCAATTAAAAGTTTAAGGATATGTTTTTTTAATATGCATCCGAACGTCGAAAAATTATTGAAAAAAACTTACGCGGAGCAGAGATCCCAAGAATGGTTAGATCTTCGACATAATATGTTAACCGCTAGTGACTGTGCTACGGCTATAGGTGAAAATAAATACGAAAAACCTTTTGATCTTCTATTAAAAAAATGTGGGAAAGGTAAACCATTCACGGGAAATGCCGCCACCCTACATGGTCAAAAATATGAAGATGAGGCGAGGATTCTTTATGAGCAAAGACATAACGAAATCGTACACGAAATAGGATTGGAACCTCATCCAAAATATCCATGGTTAGGGGGTTCACCGGATGGAATAACGGAAAGTGGAAAGCTGGTGGAAATCAAATGTCCCATGAGCCGTCAGATTTTACCCGAGGTGCCACAACATTATATGCCTCAGCTTCAGTTATGTATGGAGATTTTAGATCTCGAAGAATGTGACTTTATACAGTATAAACCAGCTGAGTTTAACTGGCCTAGACCGGAAGAGTTTGTGGTAGTTAATGTGAAGAGGGACAAGGG